GTCCTACCACAGGTCAACCTGGAGGCTCTGGTGGTGGAGCTGGTGCAGAAACTGGTAATTTTGGAACAGGAAATACTCCTCCAGCAACTCCTCCTCAAGGAAGTGATGGTGGTCCTGCTTCTCCTGTTGCATCCCCTCGTTTCGGTGGTGGTGGAGGTGGTGGAGCTACAGCAGCCGGTGCTACTGGTACACCTTCTGGAGGTGGTGCTGGCGGAGCCGGAGTAGTAAACAATATTTCAGGAAGCTGTGTAACCTACGCTGGTGGTGGAGGTGGAGGAGCTTATGGTTCTGGTCCAGCAGGTGGTGCTGGCGGAAGTGGTGGCGGAGGTGCTGGTAGAGGAGGTGGTGTTGTCGGTGTTGCTGGTGGAACAAATTTAGGTGGTGGTGGCGGTGGAGTTGCTGGTTCTCCTATAGTAGCGGGCGGAGCCGGTGGTTCAGGAATTATAATTATAAAAGAACCGGCAGCAACTGTTCCTGCGACTGCACCAGGAGTTTGGCATATGAATACGGTATATGATTTTGTAAAAGATGGAAACTGGGTCTAAAACTGGTCCGTTGACACTACAAAAAAATTAGAATATACATAAATTTTAAGGAGTATAAATATGGCACATTTCGCAGAATTAGAATCAAAAATAGATCCAACAGGATTTACATCCGATACCCATTTAGTGGTTAAAAGAGTAATCGTTGTTGGCAACGATGTTTCAACAGCAGCGGGACCTTTAGGAACCAATGACATGCATGTTGATGGTGAAACATGGTGTATTAATTTGTTTAAAGGTGGAACTTGGAAACAGACTTCTTACAATCATAATTTCAGAAAACAATATTGCGGTAAAGGTTTTATTTATGACACTGCAAAAGACAAATTTTTAAATCAACAGCCATATGATTCATGGGCATTAGACGAAAATGATGACTGGCAAGCTCCAGTTACATATCCAACTGATACTACAGATAAAAGAATTCAGTGGGATGAACCAGGACAAAAATGGACTGCAACAGACCAAGACAATAATTCATATAACTGGGACGCTTCAGGGTTAACTTGGGTGTCCGCATAAGGAGACTCATATGGCTAGTCCTTCAAACGGCGGCATAATCGGAGTAACTAATAACACTTCTTACGGTCAAGGTGTAACCACAACTAAAACAGCTACAGGAGCAGTCACTACAGGAGCAGGAACTAGACTTGTTGAAATTTTAGTTGTAGCTGGTGGTGGTGGATCAGGAGCACCTCAAGGATCTGGTGGTGGCGGTGCTGGTGGATTTAGAGCTCTTTCATGTATAAGTGTATGCGCTTCAACACCTTACACAGCGACTGTTGGTGGCGGTGGCTCTGGTTCATCTTGTGGGGGTTCTCCAGGACTAGGAAGTACAGGTTCAGATTCAGTATTCTTAACAACAACATCTTGTGGAGGTGGTGGTTCGGGTAGAGGTGGCGACGGTGTAGCTGGTGGTCCAGGCGGTTCTGGTGGTGGCGGCGGTGGTAGATCAGGTAACGCTGGAGGAAATGGTGTAGCATGTCAAGGAAACAATGGTGGTACTGCTAGTCCATCTCCAAGTCCTACTTGTTCAGATACAGGTGGTGGCGGTGGTGGTGCATCAGCAGTTGGTGCTAATGGTTCACCCAATGGTCCAGGCGGTAATGGTGGAGCAGGTTCGCCAAGTACAATAACAGGTTCAGATGTTACTTACGCTGGTGGGGGCGGTGGTGGTTCTCAAATTGGTAGTGGTGGTACTGCGGGTCCTGGTGGAGGTGGTGTCGGAAACTCGGCTAATGGATGCGCTAACACAGGTGGTGGAGCAGGAGGCGTTTCAACAAGTCCTGCAAGTGGACGTAATGGAGGATCAGGAATCGTCGTCGTAAAAGAATTAGATAAAGCAAATGGTGTGTGGTCAATACAATCACAATTTCAAGCAGCAGCAGAAGGAAGATGGCCTAAATAAAATAGATACTTGTCAATGGGATGAAGGCATAACTTCTTGAAAGGAAATTCCAGCTTCTTAATTCTCTTTACTTTTCTATTTATTTAATATATGAATGTCCCATAAAGACATATGAACCTACATAATCAGTTTTGGTATTTTAAATCAGTCGTTCCCGGTAGAATCTGTGATGAAATTATAAAATACGCAACCTCCATTAAAGATCAAATGGCAGTCACTGGCAGCTATAAAGATACAAAAAAATTAAACTCAAATCAAATTAAAGATTTAAAAAAGAAAAGAGATTCAAACGTTGTTTGGTTAAATAAACATTGGATCTATAAAGAAATTCAGCCTTATGTTCACCGAGCAAATGCTAGTGCAGGCTGGAATTTTCAATGGGATTATAGCGAATCCTGCCAATTTACAAAATATAATAAAGGCCAGTATTATGATTGGCATTGTGATGGCTGGGGTGGAATTTATAATAAACCCAATACTCCCTCTCATGGAAAAATTAGAAAACTTTCAGTTACTGTGTCTTTATGTGATGGAAAAGAATATAAAGGCGGGGACTTTGAAGTAGACTTTAGAGACACGGACCCCGATAAAAAACGCAGCACCAGGGTTATAAAAGAAATTAGGCCTAAAGGATCTATCATAGTGTTCCCAGGAGATTTATGGCACAGGGTAAAAACAGTAACCAAAGGAGTAAGATATAGTTTAGTTATATGGAATTTAGGATGGCCATTTAAATGAAAACAAATCCAAAAGAATTAGATAAGATATCCTGCGGGAGTGCTGAAACATTTCCAACCCAATTAAATAGAGAAGATTATTTTAAATGTCCGATATGGTTTGCCGATGCTCCTGAATTTGTTAAGGATTTAAATAAGGCTTCGGATAAATATATTGAAGCAGCAAAGAAAAATTTAAAAAAAGATATAGCTAAAAGAAATAAAAAGTTTGGCGACAGAGGAGACATGGGTAATGTTTTTCATTCAACTCCTCTAGTTGGAGATCCTAACTTTAACCAATTAACTAATTACATAGGTGCTACAGCCCATAATCTATTGGAAGAGATGGGTTTTAGTATGGACAATCATCAATTATTTATCACAGAAATGTGGGTGCAGGAATTTGCTAAAAAGGGTGGTGGACATCATACCCTACATACCCATTGGAATGGTCATATGTCTGGTTTTTATTTTTTAAAAGCTAGTGAAAAAACATCAAGACCAGTATTTGACGACCCAAGAGCAGGAAACCTGATGAATCTTTTACCTCAAAAAGATATGTCTAAAATAACTTATGCCAGTTCTCAAGTTAATTATGAAGTAAAACCTGGAAGGATGATTTTCTTTCCTTCATACATGCCGCATCTGTATGTGGTAGATATGGGCTATGAGCCTTTTAGATTCATTCATTGGAACTGTCAGGCCATACCTAAAGGAGTATTAAATGTCCAAAAAAAATAAAGTAATTAATATTATTAAACTAAAAGACATAGACCCCGTTCGGGCTGCGCATATTCATGCAACTCTAGGGCAACACCCTAGAAAACGTAGTCCAGATTTTGTTGAAACTTTAATAGATCATAAATTAAAGAAAGGAAAAAATGTCGTTCCAAAAAACTAAATACAAAGTATTAAGAGGAGTAATATCCAAAGAACTATCCTCGTTTATCTGTTCTTATTTTTTAAAGCGAAGACGAGCGGCCCGCTTTTTATTTGATCAAGAATATATGTCCCCCTTTACAGAGTATTGGGGAATATGGAACGATGATCAAGTTCCCAATACCTATTCTCATTATGGAGATATAGCAATGGAAACATTGTTGGAAGATTTAAAACCAATGATGGAAAAAGAAACCGGCTATAAGCTAAATGAAACTTATGCCTATGCCAGGATTTATAAGACTGGGGATGTTCTTCATCGACATAAAGATAGATTCTCCTGTGAGATATCTACTACTTTAAATTTAGGAGGGGATCCATGGCCTCTTTATTTAGAGCCTTCGGGAAAAATAGATCAAGCAGGTATCAAAATAGAACTAGAGGCAGGCGACATGCTTATTTAT